CCAGTGCCGTCTGAAATATTGGTAAATTTGGCGATGAACAGGCGCTCACCGTCAAGAATCGTTTGCGATGTTACTGCATCAGCCATGTCTATCTCCTGAGGTTAAAAATGAAAGGGGCGAACCCCTCTCATTCAATTAAGCGGCAACAGCGCCGTTCAGGGCAACGATGTCCCAACCTGCAGCGGTATAAATCAACATAGCGCTATCACCCACAGCGGTGAAAGTGATTGTGCTGAAACCGATCTTAGTGGTAGGTGTCAATACGGCTGAACCGCCATCAACCACGTGGCTGATGATTTTGATTTGACCGACAGTGCCGTTAGCCAATGTCAAAGCCTGTGCCGCACCGGTCGTTGTCAAGCTGGTCAACATGTCAGTGATGTTAACAGCGCCAGCGCCGGAAAGAGCTTGATTGGTAGCGATCACGTCGCCTGTGATGTTACCGGTTACGTTACCGGTGACAGCACCGATGAAGCCATTTGTGGACGTAACTGGTCCGGAGAAAGTAGTAGAAGCCATTTTAAATTCCTCTCATGCGAGTAAAAGTGAAGTGTCTGTCTGCATGACGTCAGCTGGGACTGTCAGGCACTTCGGGGAAACCCAGAAAAAGAAGGGAGCCGAAGCCCCCCTCTTCCTTATACGCCAGCAGTACCGTACACGCCACGTGGGTCAGTCCAACCCACTGTGTAACGCTCAGTAGCCTTGTAGCGCATTGAGTCAGTCTCGAAGTCACCTTCCATAGACTTCTCCAAGCCACGACGCATCAACAACTTCAAGCCTTCAGGCGCGTCGGTCTGCACCCACCATGCGGTAGATGAAGTGATACGAGACAAGTTAGCTTGACCATCAGCCAGCAAGCCCATGGACTTAACTGGGTTGATGTCGTTGTCGGCTGTGCCGGTGCGCAAGACGCTCTTCAAGAGAACTTCAGCTTGGAACACGTTAGAAGGACCGGAAACGATCTTCTTAGGTGTCAGACGGATACGCTTACCGTTGTTGTCAACGGCGTTGCGGATCTGAATCAGCATCTGCTCAAGGGAGGTCTGTGACAAGTTAGCGGGGGTGGTCAGCTGATTGCTGAACGTGCCGTTAACGATGGGGTGGGCAGTGTTAGTCAACGACACACCGTCACCACCAACATACGCGCCGTTGAAGGCACGATTCAAGATGTTAGCAGAGAGGGTTTCCTTTGTCTCGATCAAAGACTGCGCCAAGTGCTTGGCGTAGGTCTGACCGATACGGATGTGGTCGCCGTCTTCTACGAGGACTTTGGTCAAGCTGAATGCGAGACCGTAGACTTTGTAGAGGTAACGCTGCAAGAACAACACGCCACCAGACTGGTAAGAAACAGCCATACCGTCGGGCAGTTCAGGCGCTGCGCCAAAACCATAAAGAACGGGTTCTTCGTGGTAGTTGCGAGGAATGCCTTTTTGCTCGCGGAAAACCATCTTCCACTCGTCAGCACGTTGGTCATAAACACCGTCAAACACTTCGTTGAGGATAGGCTCAACTACGGATCTAAAGTCCGTACTACGCATTGGGGTAGCCATAATTTAGCCCTCCTTAAACAGAATTCACAGCAGCTTTGTAGTGGTGTTCGTTGATTCGAACAGACACAACTACGTACGCGTCAGTGAGGGAGTCAGTGATTTCATATCCAAAGCCGGTAATCTGGAATTGACCAGAAGTGGCTTGAATGGCGGTCAGGTAAGTGTTTGACAAACCTGTTTGTGTTGAGCCACCAGGAGAGGCGACTGTCCAATCACACTCTTCGCCGACAGCTGTTTGCACAGTTGTACCAGCAGAAGGGTTGTTGTATTGAACATCAAACAGTGTTTCAGGGTCATCATACACCCAAGCTGTGATCTCAGTCCCAGTCGTGCCAGAAGGCCAGAAAGGAGAGATTGAGGGCTTGCCGCTGGCGTCCAAATACTGAACACCTGCGAAGATGCCCAACAAAGAAACTCCATCGGTAGTGCCTGAACGAGTACCGTCAGACGTGCCGAGTTGAATAACGCCGTTGTCAGTCAACTTAACGGGGTCACCGCTAAAAATGTTGGCTGCGTAGGCGCTGGCGATAACGTAGGCTTTCGGGCGCATCTGACCACTGTTGTGGTAAGACGCACGAAAACCAAAGGGTGCGCTTATCGAAGACATAATTGCTCCTAATGGATTAAAAAGTTGCGTCAGGAAAGATCAAACTGAGCTTCCCGCTGTTGCCCTATTTCCATATTGCCGTCTCCCATGGTCAGTCGCGACTTAGATGTGCGAGCTTGCTGCTCGAGGAACTCGGCGGTGTCGCTGAGTTTCTCTTCTTCACGCAGGGGTGCATCGTGATGCGCCTCCTTCATGTATTTCTCGTAAAGAGAAATAGGCAGCTTAAAAGCCAACATCTCATTCACCCCAATAAACCCGACCCAGTCACCCGTCTTAAGGGTCGCGTAATCCCAGCCAGGAACGTCTTCTGGCTTCAAAGGCTCGTAGCCTAAGCGGATCCGCATGTGGATCGAGTCACGAGGGTTAGTCGTGGTCAGCCAGCAACAATGCCAGCCGGAGAGTTTCGGTAAGTCCGGTAATGAGGACTGAAAAAACTGCTGACGGAACATTTCAACCCGCTCATCTTCGGTAACCTCTCGGTTTTGTGTGACTGTACGATCTAACATCGCGCGGCTTTCACGACCGTCTCCTGCGGATTTCTTCAAGCGTTCGTCTGTCATAATACTCGCTCCTTTCAGCGATTGAAACCAATTATAGGGTTTGAAAAATAAAAAGGCAAATCATTCAAGCGATTCACGCTTTGTTAGTACGGTCGTACTCGGCGTAGCGCTTGACGTATTTCATGCGCAACACGGGGTCATCCCACACGCCAGCGTCAATCAATGCCTGCTTGCGCTCGGGACTGAGGTAGATTTCCTTACGCGTAGAAGCGGGTGCGTGCTCACGTCCGGAACCCACTGCGGGACCACCGCGAGGAGTGCGTTCCTCCCTAGAGTCGCGCCGTTAGACTGGCGTTCAGTCTTGAACTTTTCAGGCAATCGGCGGGCAGCACGCTTGCGCAATTCATCCCAGTATTCCTCTGACTGTGGATTGTAACCGTCCTTGGCCAATGATTGGTCAATAGCGATGACAATTGCAGAGTCCTCGTCACGACCCTGTGAGTCGTACCATGGATTCTCTTTGATGAACTCATTAGCGTAATGCATAGTCATGTCATCAAGCTGCTGACCCTGTGGCTGGGGGCGCTGTTGGGCGGCTTGTTGCTTAGCGTACTGGAGCTGCTGCACTTTCTGCATAGCTTGATCGCGGTACTTGAGCGCCTGAGCTACGTCCTTGCCGTTACCCGCCTCCACCGCCTTAGCGATGACGCGCTCCGCCATCTCGGCTTCCTTTGTCGCGCTGGCAATGTGTGCGTCGTACGTGCCGAGGTCTACTTGATGCGCTCGGTGCTCTTGAAGAGATACGCGGCGCTCAAGGTCATCATTGCGCTTACGCAGGAAGTCCAGCTCGAGTTTGTCGCGCTTGATGGCTTGATCGCGGCGGTCTTTACGCTCGAGCTTTTCAAGGCGGCGTCGCTCGCGTATCGCCTCTCGCTCGTCGTCGTTGCCGTCTTCGGCTGCTGAGGACGCGGTTCGTTCATCACCGCCGTCATCTGAATCATCGTCTTGCTCTTCCTGTCTGTCGGTTAGTTTTGACTCGTCTTCGACGATGATGATTTCTTCACCGCCTTTTTCGTCGTCTTCTTTCATCACATTAGCCATAATTAAACCTCCACCCAGTCGTTAGCTTGCATGTCTGATTGGCTTGCGAGCCAGCCAGTTTGGTACTGATTTTGAGCAGTCCACATGTCGAAGTGAGGTTGAATGATCATCTCATCAACACCACGACTTTCAAGAAACTCCTTGGTAATCGGTCCACCAGCGCGTAAATTGTCTTTATGCACGTTGTAACCACCGGCTTGCAGGATAAACATCCCTTTACCGTTCCAACCCTCGCGGGCTACTTTCTTGCCTGCTTTCAAAGCGGCGATTGCTTCACCAAAGTTCATAGTCATCTCCTTTCAGATGAATGCTCGGATCGCCAAGGGGTCGCCAGTTACCTGCCCGATGATGTCCAAGTCGTTAAAAATCACAAACATTGCAGATTCGTCAGTGCCAGGAATCTTGACTTCCCAGCGGTCACCGCCGTACTTAGCCACGCGAACGTATTCACCGGCTGTGCACCACTCACCCTCTGGCCACGTCTTCATGTCATTGCGGTTCTTGAAAGCCAGCGGACCCAAGGCCACCACTTTTCCAATCTGAGTGTTCCACTTCTCAGTATCATTGTTACCCGCGATGTCAAGAATAATGCCACCGGCTGATTTCTTTTTCGGTGTGCGAATCTGAATCAGAACACGGCTCCCGAAAGGCTGAATTCCAGCATCTACTGCTGGGAAAGCCTCCGCCATTGCGTTCTCATAGGTCATTGTCAAGGTTTTTCTCCTGGTCTAGAAGGTTTAAAAGTACGTCGATTGCTGCCTCATAACCAGCAACCATTCCCACGCGATACCCGTACTCAAAAGTATCGCGAGTCTGGGGTCGTCTCAAAGCGGTAACAGCAAATGACTGCTGTTCTGCTTTCAGACGATTCAGAAGTTGAGACTCAATGTTCATGCAGGAGTCTTAGGTGTAGAAGGCGCAGCGGGCAGGGTCTGACCGTTCAGCTTCTCACCCGCCGCTAGGCGGTGTTTCTGTTTCACAAATGCGCCAGTCATAGGGACTGTGCCAGGAGTGGGTTTATCGCTCATGATGTTTTCCTCAAGGGTTAGGGTTAATTCCAGTTCCAGTGCTCACTGCGACCTTCTCACCCGTAGCCATTTCGGCAGCGGCAAGCAGTTTCGCGGTGTCGTTGTCAGCCGTGTTCATGCGCTCGCGGGTCTCAAGGTCGGCGGCGGTGCGCTCGTTTTCGGCTTGTTGTCTCATCTGCTCGGTCTGCATGCGCTCAGACTCGGCTTGTTGATCAGCAGCCAACTTAGCCGCTTCAAGCTGCTGCTGTGTCTGCATCTTCTGCTGCTCGATTTGCAACTTAGCTTGGTCAATCTGCATACGCTGCTCCAGCGCCTTGCCTTGGACTTGCGCGTTGAGCTGGGCGACCTCCATGCTCTTGTCAGGCGGCATGGGTGGCTGGGGTTTGAACTGCTGAGCGGCTTGATCAATCTGCGCCAGCTCTTGACCGAAGTTGCCGAGCTGTGCCTCGATGAATTTCTGCACTTCTAAGATGACTTTGACCTGATCTTCGGCTTCTTCAGGGATCAACTCCTCGCGCTGTGCCTTGTCAACGGCGTTGTGCGCTTCGACTAGGTAGTAATTGAGCAGGTGATCACGCAAATGCGTCGCCATCGGGTACAAATAGGTCTTCGCGATAGCGGGATTTGACCCGAACAGCGGCGACTTCAGGAAAGGGATGTGCGTCATGAAATGCGCCATGTGATCTTGCGACGGGAGCACGTAAATTGGGCGTCCCATGGCGGCGGCGACGTTCTCGCTCACCGGATCCATGTCCTCGCTTCCTGGCAACGGCTGCAGCACCTCATTCGTAGGCACTTTCATGTTGCGGAGGAACATTTCCTCAACTTTGCGTGCGTCATACATCTGCGGCATGGCTTGTGCACGCTGCATGATTGCCTGAGTTTGCGCAAAACGCTGGGTTTCGCTGAAAATTGCGGGGTCGCTGACCGGAATGATGTCCATCGGACCGTCAAAATCAGACGGATCAATGTCAAGACCGGCAGATTGTGCCTCAATGTCCTCAGTCGTCAGGTATGCGCTGTTGATGCGGTGCAAAATCTTGAAGCAACGCGCCATCGAGCCATGCAAACGGCTGTGAATTGAGCTGAACACCACCATACCCTGCTCAATGAGCGCCATGGTTGTGCCTACAGGCTGGTTAGCGTTCTGGTCAGATAGCTTCTCAAAGGACGTTTGCACCACGCCCTTGCCCGCGTCTACTAGGAAACCTAGAAGCGAGAACAGAGTCGGGCTGGGACCGTTGAACGGCAACGGCATTGCCAGCTTGCGCACGTCATCGATGAGCGCCCCACCCTCTAGCTCAACCACTTCTGTCGGCTGGACGTTGAGGGTCTGGCCTCCTGGTCCCCCTTTGAGCTTGAGCAGCGTGGGCACGTTCTGAATGTGAGCCGAGTCAAGCAGGGCGCGGAGTGCGCCGGTGGCTGCGCCGCTCAAGCCGCCAATCATGTGCGTCAGACCGATGGGGTACGCGCCACGCCAAGGCACAAACGGGAACTCCACAATCCAATCTAGCTCAAGCTGGCGCGGGTCATCAGGTTCCCAGTTACGGTACAACCCCAAGCCGAGGTTAGTCGTCTTGTCAATGCTCAGAATATAAGGCTCCGGACCATCCCCGAAGTCAAGGTACGTGTAAACTTCAAAGATCGTGCGTAAGCCGTCTTCGTTGTAGCTCAGGTCTTTGCGTCCCTCAATCTTGTCGTTAGCCTGAGTGGACTTGCTGAACTCGGGATCTTCCGGCATACCCAAGTCAACATCAATGTACATACCTGACTTGACGCGGCGCTGGTACTCAAACTTCGTGATGTACTGCACGTGCGTCTTACGCTCGGCGGTGTAGAAGTTGGTCGCCGCAAACGGCAGGTAGATGTCATCAATAGCGATGAACTCAGCACAGGGGCGGCGGTGCAACGGGTTCCACATGAACTTCATGTACTGACCGCCGCCGAGCGGGAGCTGCGTGCTCAACTGCTCAAGCTCTCCGCGGAACTCCACCATCTGCTCGGTCGTCTGCCAGTTCATGAACTCGGCTTTACGCTCTGCTTTCTGAATCTTGGACTTGTCCCGCTCGCCGAGGATCTTGCTCTTGACGGGACCATTGGGCGGGAAGACCTCCTTCATGAAGCGGGCAGAAAAGTCCACGCACGCCTCGACTAGCATCGGGTGCACGACCT